GGAACTCAGATTGGAAGTAAAGTTCAGGGAGTTGAAATTACAAATCCTGGATGTGGATACACAGTCGCTCCAGGAATTGTATTGGTAGGATATTCTACTGATCCTGGTGTAGGTGCTGCAGCTACAACTAGAATTGGTAATGGTGTTCTTGGAATTGTATCAATAACCAACGGGGGTGGAGGATATGTAAATCCCCCACTAGTCACATTCAGCAGTCCAGGTATTGGCACAACTGCGACTGGTGTTGCCATAGTCTCTGCTGCAGGAACAATTACTGCAATTAGATATACCAATGCTGGTGCTGGATATACTGTCGCTCCTACTGTAACTATTGCACCACCCACAGGCATTGGAGCAACTATTGGCATTGGAACGTTTATTCATAATGAGATTGTTACTGGAACAATAAGCGGAGCAACTGCAAGAGTCAAATCTTGGACAAGAAGTACAGGAGTTCTTACGATTACAAATGTTACCGCAGACTTTACTCCTGGAGAAACGGTTCATGGTGCCGAAAGTGGAGCATTATATAAACTTACATCTAAAGAAGAATATAATACAATAGGCGAATTCCCAGATAATGATAATATTGAAGTGGAAGCCGACAAGATACTTGATTTTACAGAAACAAATCCTTTCGGAACTCCATAACATAAATAATAATTAACGGTTAGTAGAATTAAAGTAGGTAATGTTATGTTTGAATATTTTTATCACGAAATCTTAAGAAAAACAATTATTACTTTCGGTACTCTTTTTAACAACATTGAAATTAAACATACTAATTCTTCAGATTCTACTATAGAGATTATTAAGGTTCCATTAGCATATGGACCAACACAGAAGTTTCTAGCAAGGTTAGAACAATCTCCAAATTTGAGTAAAGGAACTCAAATCTCTTTACCTAGAATGTCATTTGAATTTACTGGGTTACAATATGATGCTTCTAGAAAGGTAACAACAACTCAAACTTTTATAACAACCAATCCAAACGACAAGACAGAAGTCAGAAAAGCATACATGCCTGTTCCATATAACATGGCATTTGAACTTACAATATATACAAAATTAAATGATGATATGCTCCAAATCGTTGAGCAAATTTTGCCATATTTTCAACCATCATTTAATTTGACTGTTGACTTAGCAGAATCTATTGGTGAAAAGAGAGATATTCCTGTTGTAATTGAAAACATTTCAATGCAAGATGATTATGAAGGAGATTTCACAACTAGAAGATCTCTTTATTATACAATTAGATTTACTGCAAAAACATATCTATTTGGCCCAATTGCATCTGGAGTATCCAAAGATCTTATCAAAAAAGTTCAAATTGGTTATATTGCGGGAGACACTACAAATACTCCAACAAGAGATATTACATACTCTGTTGTTCCTAGAGCAATTAAAGATTATACAGGAGATGCAATTACAACTTTATCCCAAGATATCGGGACAACATCAAAATACATTGAAGTTGCAGATACTTCGGGAATATCAGATGCAAGTTATCTCACTATTGATAATGAGCAGGTTTATGTTCTTGAAATTATATCAGGAACAAAACTTAAAGTTGAAAGAGGAAAAGATGGCACTCCCAAAGAATCTCATGTTTCAGGAACCGATATTCATCTAATCAACGATGCAGATGATGCATTAATAGAAATTGGAGATGATTTTGGTTTTGATGGTAGTACTTTCTGATAAGTTATGAAAATGACAAAAAAGTTTGACGAATTAAACAATACTTTTAATGTTGATGGTGAACTAGTATCAACAGAGATTGAGAAGCATACTGAAGTTGAAGTACAAAAATCACAAAATACTGATATCCAAAAAGATTATGAATATACAAGAGGAAATCTTTATTCTTTGATTGAAAAGGGACAAGAGGCAATTAATGGTATCCTTGAACTTGCACAAGAGAGTGAAATGCCAAGAGCATATGAAGTTGCTGGACAATTAATTAAAAATGTTGCTGATGCTACAGACAAGTTAATGGAGTTGCAGAAAAAACTCAAAGATGTGGAAGAAGAAAAGCAAGCAAAAGGCCCATCTACAGTCAATAATGCTCTTTTTGTTGGTTCTACTGCAGATTTAGCAAAATTATTAAAGTCAAAAGACTTTGGTGGTGATAAATAGTTAAAAAAGACAGATGGCAGCCAATCCAGTCATTAATATATCAATTCCTCAGGGTGCTGATTTTTCAGAAACTTTTGTTTCCACTGAAAATGATGGTTCATTATCAAACCTTGCCGGATATTCTGGTGCTGCTAAAATGAAAAAGCATCCTGGTGCAACAACATCAACATCGTTTTCAGTTTCTATTACTGCAGCGATTGGTGAAGTTACTATTACATTACCAGCATCATCAACAACTAGTTTGGAACCTGGACGATATTATTATGATGTAAGATTAACATCTGGAAGTGGTGCAGTATCAAGGTTAGTGGAAGGAATGGCACTTGTAACAGCAGGCATTACGACTTAAGACAGATGGCTGTAGTCAAAAAAGTACAATTTATTTCTAATGTAGTTGCAAAGAAAGCAGTAACAACAAAAAAAGTGCAATCTGCCAGACAACCATCTATTATTCAAGAGATGGGTGATACTGCATTTGGAACATTAGATGCTACAAAAGATGGACTTTTAGTTTCATATGATAGTACAACAGATAAATTTGTTCTAGTTACCGCAGACCAAGTTTTATCAACATCATCAGAAGATAATGATTTACCTGATGATTTCATCACACAATTAGAACAAGAATTAGATTTGGGTGCAATTCAGATTGATAATATTGATGGAGGTACTTTTTAATGCCTACAAGATTACGGGATTTAACAGATACTGATTTACAAAATCTGGATAGCACAAAAAACAAATATGTAATGAGATATAGTGCATCAGCAGATAAATTTGTTCTAGTTACTGCAGACCAAGTTTTATCAACATCATCAGAAGATAATGACTTACCTGATGATTTCGTAACACAAGTAGAACAAGAAGTTGATATAAACAATATTGTATTTGGTATTGATGGAGGAACATTTTAATCAATAAATAATAATAAGTAATAATAGATAGAAATGGCTTCTCCCGTAATTCAGTTTAAAAGGGGTGCCTTTGCTAATCTTCCTGGTCTTCAGGCAGGTGAACCCGCACTCACTACCGACACCTATGAACTTTATGTCGGTATCAACAGTAGCACAGAAGGTAATAAGTTCTTTGGTTCACACCGTTATTGGACAAGAGAAGCAACTTCAACTGGTAGTGGAGTAAATCTAGTTGAAGGAACTTCTAATGGTTCTTCTTATATTACTCTGAAATCACCAGATAGTCTTGCTGGAATTGTTACATATACATTACCAGGAACTGATGGATCTAGTGGCAATGTTCTGATTACTGATGGAAACGGGAATCTTTCGTTCAGTTCTCCTGCATCATCATCATTTACAATTGCTGCAGATACTGGTTCTAATGATACATTTAATACAGGTGAAACTTTAACATTTGAAGGTGGAGAAGGTGTAGATACAACTGTTTCTAATAATAAGATTACAATTGCTGCAGAGATTGCATCTTCCAGTAATGCTGGTGTTGCATCTTTTAGTGCATCATATTTTACAGTTAGTGGTGGTGATGTTTCTATAGGTGATGCTGCTGCTGATGGTTCAACAAAGGGTATTGCAGCATTTGATGCGGACGATTTTGATTCATCCTCCGGTGTAATTTCTCTTGGAGATAGTGCCAATGGAGCGGTTCTTGCAATTAATGGCACCGCAAGTGAAATTGAGGTTTCCAGAACTAACGGAACAGTAACCGTAGGTCTTCCTGATAATGTATCAATTGCAGGAACATTAACTGTTGATAGAATTGATGTAAATCAAATCTCTCCTGATGGTTCTGATTTTGGTGCAACTGATTATGTACCAGTAGCAAATGGTTCTGGTGGATGGAGTTGGCAACCAGTTACTTCTGCTGGTGCAGGTGTATTGGATGGTATTTCAGTTAGTGATACAAATGGAACTGTAGGAACTGCAGGAAGCATCACCAACATTAAGTTCACTGATAATCTAGTAGTAACTGGTACTGCTGGCGGAAATATTGCAACTGTTAGTGTTTCAAGCACACCTACATTTACAAGTGTAGTATTTGGTTCAGGAACTGCAATTACATCTGTTGACACAGACCTTTCTTCAGTTTCTGCTTCAGATGACACTCTTGCATCAGCAAAGTCAATTAAAGCATATGTTGATGCACAAGATGCAAATATTGCTTCAGATACATTAACATTTACAAATAAAACATTTAATGCAAATGGAACTGGCAACTCACTATCAAACGTAGAAGTTGCTGATTTTGCTGCTTCTGCAATCGTAACAGAGGGTGAAGGTATTGCATCAAATGATAACGACACCACACTTCCTACATCCGCAGCAGTTAAGGATTATACCGATACTGCAATTGCTGCTGTTGACTTAACAATCACAACTGCTGAAGGAACTAATGGAACTGGTGGTGGTGGAGGTTCAGTAGCAACCAGTCAAACAATGACGTTTGCTGGAACTACGAATGAAATTGATGTAACAGTTGCTGGCCAAAGTATTACTTATGGACTTCCAAATGATGTTACGATTGGAAATGACTTAACTGTCAGTGGAAACCTTTATGTTAATGGTTCCACAACACAAGTTAATACTTCTTCAATGACTGTTGAAGATAGAACTATTGAACTTGGTATTGTAAATGGTTCTGCACCATCTACAACAACCACTTGGGACTTGGGTGTTCTCTTCAACTACTATCAAACTTCCGCAAAGAAAGCAGCGGTTGCTTGGGAACAAGGAGATTCAAGATTTAAGTTTGCTTCTGAGATTTCTGATGGTGGTGGTACTGACAACAATAGTCCACAAATTACTTTCACTGCTTTTGCTCCAATTGAAATCGGAGCACTATGGGTAAATGATTGTGCAGGTCAGTCGCAAGTTATTTCTTGTACAGGAACTACAAGAAATCTAGAGAACATCACTATTGACGCTGGAACTTTTTGAGGTTGATTAAATAAGTTCTAAATACACCTAGGAAACTGGGTGTATTTTTTATGTCCGAAGAAGATTTGAAATTGGTTCTTTCAAAATATCAACAGAAAACTTTTGAGTTATTGAATCAGAATGTTGTATTAGAAACTCAAGTAGAAAAACTGAATGCAACTGTTCAGTCGTTAAGCACTGAACTTGAGAAACTAAAGAAACCAAAAAGAGGAACAAAGACAGCAGAAGAGGAGTGATAGATGGGAATAGGATACGGGCCAAGAGTAGTTACTGATGGATTAGTATTAGCACTTGATGCTGCTGATACTAGCTCATATCCTGGTTCTGGAACCACTTGGTTTGATTTGAGTGGTAATGGAAATAATGGAACTCTTACCAATATGGATGGTGCTAATTTAGATAGTGCTAATGGTGGTTCTTTTACTTTTGATGGAACTGATGAATATATATCCGAAACTTCTTCATTATCTGATAATTTTTGGCAAGGAAGTTGGACTGCTAGTTTTTGGGTAAATTTTGACACTTTAAATACAACTACAAGTGGTGGTGGAGATAAACCTTTATTACATCATGGAGTTAATGGGACGAGAACAGGACTACATTTAACTCAAAGAAACACAAGAATACATTTTGGTTTATATTCTGATGATTTGCAGGGAACAAAAGTTTTAAGCACCGGAACTTGGTATAATGTTGTTTTTACCTTAAATAATAGCACTTATGTAAAACAAAATTATCTAAATGGTGTTTTTGATAATTCTCATACTGGTGGTGGAGCATATATTGGAACAGGGACAAATACTAGAATAGGTGGTAAAGTTTTAACTTTTGGTTTGTTATTTGATGGTTTTATGAGTTCTTGCAATTTTTATAATCGTGTCCTCACAGCATCAGAAATCCAACAAAACTTTAATGCACTCAGAGGGAGGTTTGGAATATAATGGCACTCGGGCACGGACCAAGAGTAGTTACTGATGGATTAGTATTAGCACTTGATGCTGGTGATACTAACTCATATCCTGGTTCTGGAACCACTTGGTTTGATTTGAGTGGTAATGGAAATAATGGAACTCTTACCAATATGGATGGTGCTAATTTAGATAGTGCTAATGGTGGGAGTTTAACTTTTGATGGAACTGATGAGGAAATTAGAGTCAATATATCTAATTTTTTTACATCATACTCTCAACAAATTACGATGGAAACTTGGGTATATATTCCATCATCAGCAACTTGGACTAGCGGATATTATGGTGGAATTTTTACAAGAGGTGCATATGATGGTTCTCACGGATTATGGAGGACAACCACAAATAATCGAGTAGCATTTTATTGTAGACAAGCAGTAACTTATGCTGTTGTTGAAAGCATTGCTACCATAAGTAGAGATACTTGGTATCACTTGGTTGGTGTATGGACTGGTTCTGGAACACAACTTTATGTAAATGGAGTTCTTGTTGATAGTGATAGTGGTTCACTTGGAGATACTGAAAATAGTGGTTCTTTTGGAGTTTTTGAGATGGGTAGAGAAACTGCTGCCGCTGGTGCTGGTGGAAATCGTTTTACCGGAAATCAGGCAGCAAGTAAAATATACAACAGAGCACTC